TCAACTTAAAGATGGTAATAGTATTTTTAGTAGAACTGGTGGACAATTTCTAGGAATATTCCAAAACATAAAATATAACAGTAGTGACGTAACACAATATATAGCTAACGGTCTTGGTAGTGCATATTTTCAAGCTGCTGGTGAACATAAATTTTATACAGTATCAAGCGGTACAGCTAATAACAATGCAACGCTATCAGAACGTATGCGTATAGATTCGTCTGGAAATGTAGCTATCGGTATTGCAAGCACTGGCAATAAGTTTCACGTTGAAGGCACTACTACAGGTTCAAGATTCGGTGTTGATGTTTCTGCTAGTGGAGTTACCTGTCTAGCAGCAACAAATGAAAGTAATGCTGATGTTGAACTTGTTATTTTTGATGGCAGATCAAGTATTGGATCTAGTGTAAATATTCCAATCGCTTTTCATACAAATGGTAAAACGAATGAAAGAATGCGTTTGACAACAAGTGGTGAACTTTTGGTTGGTATGAGCAATTCACAAGCTGTTGCTGGTGGATCTGCTAAAATCCAAGTCCAATCAAACGACAGTACTGGAAGAATAAGTATTGTACAACATAGAAACGAAGCAAGTGGTGCACCATTTTTAAGTCTTGGTAAAACAAGAGCTACTGCTACTAATAATGTAACACTTGTACAAAATGGAGACACTTTAGGCACTGTTGCTTTTGCAGGGGGTGACGGAACTGATATACAATCATCTGCTGCACAAATAGTTTGTCAAGTAGATGGTACGCCCGGAAGCAATGATATGCCCGGAAGATTATTGTTTTTCACAACACCAGATGGCTCTGACAGTCCAGCAGAACGTATGCGTATAGATTCGGCTGGGAAAGTTGGAATCGGAACAACAAGTCCATCTTGTACAGGATTAAATGTAGCAGTTAATACTGCGACAACTTCAAGAGTTAGTGAAAATACTGTTCAGATTCAAAATAGCAATAACTCTGCAAGTACTTGTGCTGGAATAGTACTCGCTGCAAGTAGCGGATCTAATAGTGAATTTAATATTGTAACTCAGAAACACTCTTCTGGATCTGGTGCTGAGTTTCACTTAGATAATGGCACTAATGCTCGTATGCAAATGAGTGGAGACAATGGAGATATTAAATTTGGTGTTAATGGCACTATGATAACCACTTTCACACCAGGAAATGCTAACAATACTACAGGTATTGGAATAGAGCCTAGAAACGGTTCAATATTCCTTTCAAGAGGCGATGGTGCTTGTCTTAGAACAAATATAAATCAAACTGATACTGACATAGTTCAATTTGCTAGAGAAGGAACTTTAAGAGGAAGAGTGTTTATGCAAACCACTACAGTTTCTTATGCAACATCTTCTGATTATCGTCTTAAAGAAAATCAAGTATTGATTTCTGATGGTATAACAAGATTAAAAACTTTAAAACCTTATAGATTTAATTTTATTGAAGAGCCATCAAAAACTGTTGATGGATTTTTTGCACATGAAGTAACAGCAGTACCAGAAGCAGTAGTTGGAGCTAAAGATGAAACAAAAGATATTCTATATACAAAAGACGATACAATTCCAGAAGGTAAAAGTGTAGGAGATATAAAAGAAACAGTACCAGAGTATCAAAGTTTAGATTACGGAAGAATTACTCCGTTGTTAACTGCTGCATTACAAGAAGCCATTAGTAAAATTGAGGTATTAGAAACAGAAGTTGCAGCATTAAAAGCTGCTTAAAGATAAGCCAAAGTAAAATTAGAATATATTGATTATTTTTTAAAAAAATGGCTGTTACATGGAGTGTTGCTTCTCTTGATGCAACGAAAACAGTAGGAAGTTTATCTGACGTAGTTACAACTGTTCATTGGACTGCTTCTGATAGTGAGACTGTTGGGTCTGATACATACACAGGAAGTTCATATGGATCTGTAAGTCTAGCTGAAGCTGATTCATCTTCTTTTACTGCTTATGCATCTATCTCAGAATCTGATGCTATTACTTGGGCAAAGGCTGCAATAGGAGCTGATCAAGTTACTGCAATAGAAACAGGCATTGCTGCTCAAATTACTGAAGCTAAAACACCAACTACAACATCTGGAGTTCCTTGGTAAAATTAGTCAATTTAAAATAGCTATATAACAGATATCTTTGAAGAATAATGCCATACTTAGGAGTAGCACCTAATCCTAGAGAGAATAGGGAAGTAGATGATATATCTAGTAGTTTCAATGGGAGTACTACAGCTTTTACTTTACAGTCAGGAGGATCTAATGTTTCTCCTGGAAAAGACACTGCGATAATAGTTTCCCTTGGTGGTGTAGTACAGAACCCAGGTACAGATTATACGATTGCAGCCAGTACTATTACATTCACCACAGCTCCTGCTAGTGGGTTAAGTTTCTTTGGAGTTGTTTTAGCACAGAGTATAGATATAGAAACCACAGCAGACAATACAGTCACAACCGCCAAAATAGTTAATGATGCAGTGACGGCTGATAAATTAGCCCACACAGCAGTGACAGCAGGGAGTTACACGACTGCTGATATTACAGTTGATGCTCAGGGAAGAATCACATCTGCAGCAAGTG